CCCTGATGACGGTCAAACTAAGTTTACAGTGGGTTACGAAATCTTAACGAAGCCTGAAGATATTTTGAACTTAACAGATCCAGACCGTGACGCGCGTAAATCCGCACCGTTACGGATTCGATTATTCAGAGCCGGCGCTATACACGTAGCACCTGTTGACATTGACGTATATTAAGGGGCTAACTGATGAGCTTAGCAGATTACGGTAACGACTCGTTCGTCCTGACAATTAACGGACGTCAAATAACTGACTTTGGTGAAACAGCTTCACCGTTCCAAGATGCACCGATTGACCCGAAGCGACAACTTCGTCGTGGTCAAGGTGGTAAAGCTGTGAAACTTGAACGCAACAACCCAGGTCGATCAGTTAATATTTATTTAAACCCTGGTTCACCTGATAGCACATATGTACAAGGTTTGTTTAATTCTAGCGCTAACATCACAATGTCAATGCAACAAATTGGCACGTTAGACGCTGCGATTGGTACAGACGGGTTAATCACTAACGACGCGACGAACAATCGCGGCGGTACGACTATCAGTGACGACCAATACACGTTTGAATTTAACGTGTGGAACGCTACGAAAGGTGGTGAATAATGTCACAGATTAAGTCAACTACAATCGGTGACATAACGTATAATATTGCTCAAGCCCCCGCGCCTGAGCAAAAACGTTTAATGTTACTACTAGGCGGTAAAATCGCGTTTAACTCCAACGCCGCTGACGCTGACATCGATGTGCAATTACTCATTGGTGCGTTGATGACGTTACCCGAAGAAACATTCGACAAGGTGTCTAACATCGTGTTGAGTCGTGTAATGAAGTCGGGTGAGTCAACACCGGTGGACGTTAAAGACTTTCAGGGTGGTATGATGAACTTATTCACGCTTATAGCTGAAGCGGTTTATCACAACCTGAACGATTTTTTCATCTGGCTCGACGCCGAAAGGGTCGCAAGGCGAGCGAGCAACCAACCAAACGCGAAGAGCTAGTCGACTGGTTCTTCATGCGACCGTGTGTCGGTGTGTCAGGCTTATGTCCACCATTGTGCACATGGTCGCAAGTTCAAGACGGCACGTATTCAATCACTGATATAATGCGATTTAATATCACATTAGACCAAATCATAGAGGCGGCTAATAATGGCTAAAGTTATAAGTAGTTTACTAGTCGGCCTCGGTTTTGACGTAGACCAGAAAGGCGCTAAGGAGTTCGAGGGTTCGATCGACTCTGTAAAATCCAAAGCGTTACAACTCGGGTCGGTCGTTGCTGGTGGTTTCGGTTTAAAAGCGTTAACAGCTGACTTTGCATCGTCGCGCGACATGCTCGGTAAATTCGCAGATACATTCGGTGTACTTCCTAACGACGTAATGGCTTTCGGTAACGCGCTCGCAACTGAACAGGGTTCACTTGAAGGGTTCATGTCACAACTCGAAAATCTTGAGCGTGTACGCGCACGTATACTTGTGGGTGATGTGGGATTTTTCGCACCCGCTGCAAAAGCTGGTATTGATCCAAACGTTATAGCTAACGCTGAGAACGCTACAGACGCTTACCTTGCTCTGGCTGATTCATTCTCTACGATGACCACACAACAACGTATTAACGCAGCGGAAGCGCTTGGGCTTGACGAAGCGAGTATTCGCTTATTAAGCAAAGGGCGTGAAGGTGTTGATCAACTTGTCGAGCGTTTCCGTGCGATACGCCCCGTCACAGAGTCATCAACCGAAGCGGCTGCAGAGTTCAATCGACAGTGGGTCGAGTTTGGTCAAAATATCGGGAGCGCTACGGACTCAGTGAGTGACCAGTTTTTACCCGTTGTTAATAGTGCGATAGACGGTGTCAATAACTGGATAAGTGTTAACAAAGACCTTGTGAACTCCAACGCTGTAACGTTTGCCGGATTCTCGGCGCTTGTCGCTGGTACAGGTGCATTAAACACGCTCGCACTACTAGCTCGTTACATTCCAGCCATAGGTAAAGGTTTAGCGACCGTTGCGAGTGGTGCTGCGGCTGTAACAGGTGTGGGTGCTGCAGCCGTTGCGGGTTATGGTATTGGTACAGTTATAAGCGACAAGCTACCCGAAGATTATAAATTAGATTTAGGGCGTGGCATCGCCCAAACGCTAGCGATGTTCGGCAATGAAGAGGCGCAAGCCGCACTCGACGCTGAATCCGCTGCGGGTGGTTTTACCGACACGTATCAGAAACAAGTTGAGGCGGGTTATTTTGGTAACGACTCAGCACCTGTACGCAGCTTGTCAGAATCTGGATTCGCAGAGCGACGCAGAGAGGGTATCGAGTCTGTAACGCAACCACAAGCGCGACAAGTACCACAACGACAAATCATTGAGATACCGATAATGCTCGACGGCGCTATTATAGATCGTACAGTCGTATCGGTTGTGGATGGTATGGCACAAACAGCTATAGACGACTTATCGTCAAGCACAGGGGGTTAGTGTGGCATTAATTAATATATTCACACCGAAAGCGCCAACACTGGCGGGTTACGAGTTTGACGCGATACTCGAAGACACATTCGAAGCTGAAGTTGAATTGACGGGTTATACGATTGAGCTAGGTGCGAGAGCCGTTGACCACCGTATAATTAAACCGTTCAAATGGTCACTAGTCGGTGCGGTTAGTAATAACCCGCTTAACGCGAGTGTTACAGACTTCATCGGCGCGTTGAGTAACGACGCGGGTGGTGTACTTTCGACGGTCGCTGGTTTATCTGCTGGTTTCTTGGCTGGTAGTAGTGAGACTCGCGCAAGTTCAACACTTGATTTTCTGATCACATTGATGGTCAGTGGTGAACCGTTTGACATTGACGCGGGTGACATACAATTAAAGAACATGGTGATTGGTCGCATTCGACGCACGAAAGACCCTGTAAACGAAAACGCGCTTATATTCGAAGCAGACTTACAAGAATACCCAACGCTCGAAACGACACTGAGTAAAAACGGTGCGTCCCTGTCGGAGCTAAACCCTAATGACCCGAGCTATTCTCAAGCTGTAGCAACTGTGGATTTAGGTGAGGTTACGGGAAATGTATCGAGTGCATCGGTGCTATCAGCGATAGGGGGTTTGTTCGAATGATCACATTGCCGTTACGTAAAGGTGCTGCTAACGCTCATTACACGTTTAACATTCAACTAGGTGAAAACTTTTTAGAGTTCACTTTAAATTATATTACACTCGCTGGACCTGCTTGGTCTGTTGACATTCGTCGCGATGATGTATTGCTCGCAGCGGGTGCGATGCTTGAATCAGGCGCTGATATACTCGAAAACTACGAAGCGGATATTGGTAAATTGTATTTTATCGGTGCGGACGTAACGCTTGATAACCTAGGTGTTGATAATAAGTTGGTGTGGGATGAGTAGTTATAACGATCGACGTTGGTCGCTTGAGGTTGACGGCGAGGTGCTTATCGAAGCTGTCGCTGGTCGACAGTTTAAAGCGACGTTTCAAATACTCCACGACTTCGGCGGGTTCACTAGTTACGCTGATATAGCGATATATAATTTATCAACCGACACGATAAGTAAAGCGTTAAAACGCGGTAAGAATATCGTTTTTAGGGCTGGTTACGTGGACTCAATCGACACCATATTCAGTGGTACAGTGCGCAACGTGTTTCCCGAACGTAGAGGGCCTAACACAATTACACGCTTGGTTTGTAGAGGTGGTAAAGTCACTGAGGAACAACCGCAAATCAATCAAACGTTAGGTGTTGACACCAAACTGATTAACATTATACGTGCGTGCGGCACAGCGTTAGGCTATCCCATAGTGATTGACGACTCACAGTTTGCAGACGTCGACCCGTACCCTTACGGATATGCGTTACAAGGCGATCCGCGTGTGTATCTCGATGAGTTAGCACAAACCCACAAGTTTGATTACGTTATCGAAAACGAGAAACTAGTCGTTGTTAGACAGGGTTACGCTCGCCAAGGTGCTGTGAATGTCATATCACAGTTTACGGGCATGGAAGGTATACCCGAAATATCTGACGTTGGTGTGGACGTAACGACACGGTTAAACCCTAAGTTTCGTATAGGCGGTAAGTTTCGTATCGAGTCGGACTTAGCAACGTTTAATTTTAGTAACTTATATTTCCGCGACGTTCCTGAAACAGCGGGGCAAGGTGAACATAAGATTATTAAGATTGAATACACGGGTGATACGTGGGGAGACTCATGGTCGAATAAGATATACGGTTTACGTATTCGTACATAAAAACACCCCGTCGCGAAACGGGGTTAAAAGGTTCTAACTTGATTGATACAGAATGTATCGGTGTTAACAGCGGTTTGTCAACGTGGGTGACTTTAAAAGAACAGCTTGCAAGCATATCCACTGTTAACCCGTTACATTCTAAATCGACCTACCGTCTATTATCGCAACAGTCGTTAAGTCTCGCTAATCTATCGGTCATAGCCCCGAGATATTGACCACCTCCTCAGTTACGATTCGATATTCACATCTGTCTACACGATTAACTTTACTCGCTAGTGACGAACCTGTCAACACCTAAACGTAAATAAATTTTAAATTATCACCGCGTGAGTGTTATACTGTGAACATATGAGTAATAAAGCAACCCTAACGGAACTTTTCAAGCGTTCACACCGTGAACTAATGAAATCCGTCGCGACATCTATAACGGGCCATGTGATAGCATTTGACCCGACGACTCAACACGCCCAAATACAAATCGGCGTGCAACGTATCGACGTGAACGGGACAACGTTTACACCCTCGCCGCTAATAGAAGTACCCGTGGCGTTTATTGGTGGGTCTGAATACTTCCAAGAGCATCAAATCGACATAGGGTCTGAAGGTACTATACATTTTTCACAACGTTGTATCGATGGTTGGAAAACGACAGGGGGTGTTGCTAATAACCCTATTCTACGTTTTCACGACTTACAAGACGCTATGTTCGTACCGGGCTTACGCTCGCAACCGAATGTAATAGTTGACCATGCGAACGATGGTATACGCTGGCGTAATAAAGCTGGTACACATTACGTGTGGTTGAAGAAAGACGGCACAATCGAAACGACCAACGGTAATTTCACAACAACGGTAAACCCTGACGGGTCGTTAAGTGAAACGAACGGGGCGTATAATAAAACCGTAGCGACTAACGGCACTGTGAACATCAACGGGTTTATTATCAATCCTGACGGTTCAGCGTCAAGTCCTGTCAGTGTAACAGCGCCGACCGTAACGGGTTCAACGTCACTTGTCGTAGCTGGTAAAGAAGTGAAAGAACATACGCACGATAAAGGCGATTACCTCGACGCGGAAGACAGACCGCTTAAATCTGGCAACACCGGAGCATTATAATGACTGTGAGATTATTAGGCAGTGACGGCGATATAACGACAAGTGGTCGTCAATTCACAACTGAAGTTGAAGAAGTCGCACAGACCGTCAAGACACGTTTACGTTTATTTCTTGGCGAATATTTCAGAGACGTTACGGACGGGACGCCGTGGTGGGAGTCGATACTAGGTAAAGAAGGTACATTGTCTAGTAAAGAAGCGATTATAAAAAATCGTATCATACGCACAGAGGGTGTAACGCAACTTATAGAGTTTAACACTGATTTCGACATCAATACTCGCGCTTATACCGTCACTGCTGGTATACTTACACAATACGGATCAACAACGGTGAGCTTGACAAATGGCTGAAATAACTTTTAACGGTTACGTTATAAAAAATCAAAACACATGGTTTGCTGAAGAGCGCCAGCTATATTTGGATATCGATCCGAATTGGAACTTAGACCCATCGACTCCCGACGGCCTAAAACTCGCGTCTGACGCTGAGATATTCGCAAACCTCGACGAGCTTGGTCAACGTGCGTATAACTCTAAAGATCCGAACAAAGCGAAAGACGTTGACCTAAACGTCATATGTTCACTCACAGGTACGATACGTAGTCAAGGCACACCAAGCAATGTGGAGTTAACCTTAACTGGTGTCGCGGGTACAGTAATTTTATCTGGTAAACTCGTCGAGTCTGTGGTCGATGGTTCGCAATGGTCGATTGACTCGAACGTAACAATCGGTGTAGGTGGTACAGTCGCAGCGACCGCAACGTGTACGACCAACGGTGCAACGGTTGCGAGCATCGGAACAATTACACGTATTGTAGACACTGTGGGTGGGTGGCAAAAAGTCACTAACCCAACGGTCGCTACGCTCGGTACGAATAGACAGAACGATTCGTCGTTGCGTCTTGAACGCGCTAAAGCTGTATCACGCCCTGGTAATGCTCAGGTTGATAACATGCTCGGCGAGATATTCGCGGTTGAAGGTGTTCGACGCGCTATCGTACTGGAAAACGATACAGGTGTGACTGATGCTAACGGACTACCAGAACATAGTGTTGCGCCGATTGTTGACGGTGGTACGAACGAAGATATTGCAAAGGCGATATTTCGTAAGAAAAACCCCGGATGTAAATTACACGCGGCTGGTACAAGCGTAACAGTCCCTGACGTATTCGACATTTACCCGAGTAACTCTCGCGACATCACGTTCAGCCGACCTAACTACGTGGATATGATCGTAAGTGTTACGATACAAAACGACGGTACATTACCTAACGATACTGACGAGCGAGTTAAGCAAGCTATTATCGATTACTCGTCGGGTGAATTAGTAGCTGCAGAGTGTGGATTTAACGTGTTAGGTTTTGACATTGGTGAGGAAGTACCAGTGTCACGTATGTACACACCGGTTAATCAAATTATAGGTGTGTTCGGCAACTCGTATATCACAGCATTAACAGTGAACACCCTAACGTCTGGTCAAGTACCCATCGCGCTTAACGAGTTGTCACGCTGGGACTTGTCGAACATAACGGTGATTATAAATGATTAATACCCGTATATATGCACAGTATCGTGATAAACCGAAAGCAGTCGCGTGGTACAACATCGTACCGTCGCTTGCGGGCCAAATAGCTGACGCTTACGAACAGGTCAGGACGTCGTATAATATCGACACGGCTAACACCGCAGAACTAGATGTCATCGGTCGCATCGTGGTCATTGATAGAAGTTACGAGTCTAGTGTTACGTTTGAACCTGACACGTATTTCGGCGCAGATACACTCACCGCACAGTTTGGCGGTAACGACTCACAGTTTGAAACTGTCGGCGCTACGATAACCGATGAGGTTAGTAACGAGATATACAGAGTATTAATCAAAGCTAAAATAGCTAAAAATAACTCAGACGCAACACTTGACGGTGTTGTAAAAGCGTTAAGTTATATAACGAACATTAACCCAATCAGCGTAATAGACAACGAGGACATGACATTCAGTGTGTCATTCGGTTCAGAACTTAGTGAGATAGAGCGTTTTGTGTTCAATACGTTTGATATATTACCGCGACCGCAAGGCGTAGGGTTTTTGGGTTATACTGAAGAAACAGCAATTACACAGTTTGGCGGGTCGTTTGGATTCGGTGACACACGGGCCACATTCGGTCAGTACTTTGGAGCATAAACAACATGGCACTTAAAATTTTTGAGAAATTCTCACCGCTCCCGATCGTGACTGGGAAAC